AATACACCTTCAATATCTGAAAACAATCCACGAGTAGATGAGTTGTTTAGATATTTCCAATCAGTTTTGTAAAAATCATACGATCCTCTTCGGAAGCCTCTAAATCCAAGATTAAGAGCCATATCCTCGCTATTTTCAAAAATACCGAAAGCAGTACCACCAGCACTACCAGCAGAGATATTCGCAAGAGCGTCATCAACTTTTAGTGTAGATGTACGATTTAAGAAAAGTAAATTTTCTTCAATAGCACCTTGCTTATCTAGCTTTTTAAGTATTTCATCAAAATCAGAAATAAGGTCTGTGGCATCGTCAAAAAGTTTTTCAGCTACGTGACCTCTTGCCTGAATAGCCGCGAAGAGCCCTTCGGTACCTGCGGTATTATCAGCTCCCTCAGTTCCTAAAATAGCGTCTACGCCTCCAGAAGATTTTGCAAATTCTGCTTCAACCATAGTCATTTCTAAGTAGTCTTCAAAGCGAACGCGAGTATCGCCTTCAGCCTTCATGTACCATAAATAACCTGATTGCCCTCCTTCACCGGAAACTTCTACCCAGCCAATTTGAGAAGCGTCAGATCCTGATACTTCAAATTTATCTTTAAGAATAATTGGCTTGTTTGTAAAAGACTCAAATTCAGGTGTTACAGATCCTGTCATTCCCGCTTGGCCCTTTTTAAATTCAGAACCATAAACGAAAAAGCTACAGGTATTAGCTCCAGCGTCATCAACTGTGTCAAAACCAGTTACAGCCCCAACAGTTGCTCCCCCAGAATAAGGTACAACAGTTAAAGTAGTGTTATCAGCTGCAACAGCGCTAACATAACATTTGATAATAGTAGGAGTTGTTTGATTGTCTGAAAGAACAATTGTTTGTCCTGCTCTTACTGCATGCGTTCCCGCTGCGGCTCCATTAATATCGATTACGCCTGCATTAGTAACAGTTGCTCCTTCATATGCTAAATGCAAACGCCCTTGCTCAGACCAAATAATTTGATCAGAAGCCATAGGCATTTCTGCACCTACCATACGTAGGAAAGATGAGATTGAACGATTTCCATAACGCTCTACTTCTTGTTCGTAAAGCTCAGGAAGATATTGTTGGGACCAGTTTTTGCCGCCGCTCCCGTGAAAGTTTAGGTAATTACCAGCTGTTACAGTTTTACTTGCGTAAGGTGTAAACTCAGGTGGTAAATTGTTACCAAAATCAATTGCTGCCATTTTTTAAATTTTTAATAATTTTTAAGTTTTAGTTTTAATTTAGAAGTATCATCTCCTGCCAAAACTTTTGCTTGCATACCGCTTTGAGTATTTTTTGTATGCACCCCTCTCGGATCCATATTAATATTCTTAGCTGTTTTCATGCTTTCTTTCATCGCGTCGGATTTTCCTTGCTGATAAAAGTGATTTGCAATAGCATCTGCATTCATAGCTGTAAATAATGATTTGTGATAACCTTTTGCGTCACTCATAACCTGGTCCTCATTTAGAAACTTTCTAATGAAATTATTAATGTCGCTCTGAGTTGTTTTAACCTCATCTGTGTCTTTTACATTAAATCTGTAGCGTTTATCACCGACTTTATATTCAAAACCTTTGAATTCGTCATTAAACACTTGATCTGTTTTTTGCAAAAATACAGATTTAGCTTTTTCAGCTATTTTTGATGATTCTTCGTTTTCTGTGTTATACCTATTGAAAAAATCTACAGCCTTTTGTTGATCTTGCGTAAGCCTAGACCCAGCTTTGATTTCTTCATAGTATTTGGTTTTTAGCCCTTCGAGTTCAGACTTAGCGCTCGCTACCTCTTCTTTGAATGCTAATTTTTTTCTTTTTACATCTCTTTCATCGTCAACTTCTTCATCAAATGTAAATTTATCTTCAATAAGAAAGTCGATTTCTTCGGATGACAGATGTGGTTTAGATTGTTGATAATATTCTCTAAGTAATGCAAGATCATCTACATTTGAATAATCTTTGTTAAGCGCTACATAGTCTTCAAGCGATCCGCCCGTTTCGTTTATAAAATCAACAACCTTTTGAATATTTTCAGGAAGCTCTATACCTTGCTCCTCTTCTTTTTGAAATGCTTCTTCAACTTTTTCAGCAAGATCTTCAACTTCTTTAATAGTTTCTTCTTGCTCCTCTTGTGCTGGAAGTTCTTCTAAAACCGTTTGTTCAGTTTCTTCTTTTACTTCTTCTTCTTGTCGTACTTCTTGCAGTTCCACTTCGGCTTTTTCCCCAGCTTCTTCAGCCGGTTCATCTCCGCGTAGCACGCTGCCCTCTGCTTCTTGTTCTTGAACGGCATTTTCTTCTTCTTTATTTTGTTCGGCGGCAGGAGGCTGATTTAAATCAACTTTATACATACCGTCTTCAAATACAGTGCCTGCTTGTTCTTGCAGGGCTTCTTCTTTTTCTTGTATTGATAACTCTTCGCTTTCAATAGCTTTTGCTTCAACGTTTTCAGACATAATAAAATATTATAAGATTATACACTATACATTACTTGGGTTCAAAAGAACCTAAGTCAAAATTACCGCTAAGTATATCGTTTCCTGCGGATTCAAATACTTTTGGTGGTAAATTATTTTTTCTTTGATCAATAAGTTCGCTTTGTTGCGATGCTTGTATTTTTGTTCGCTCATCTTTGCGATCTTCTTTTTCTTTAATTGCAGCTTTGCTGCCTTCAACCTCTATGCCTTTTAATTGCATATTCATTTGAAATTCTAGCTGCATTAAATCTTTTTTAAGCTGAGCCTCGTTTGATAATTTTTGCATTTCAAGTTGTGACTCTAGTTGCTTAAGCTCTGCTTTTTGAGCGGTTAGTGCTTGCTGTTTTTGCACCTCCGCCTGAGCAGCTACTTGTTGTGATTGTGCGTTCGCTTCAGCTTGAACTTGTATGTTTTGCTGTTGTATCATTTGGTCACGCTCAAGCTTTTTGCGTCTACGTATTTTTAGCATTTGATTTGCAAGCTGAATATTTTTAATTTCTCTTAAATCTATAGCATCTTCGAGATCAATTAAAGATGCTGACAATGCTGTCTGTATATTGTTTTCAAGCTTTTGGGCTTCTTCCTCGTCAGGCATTAAATCAATAAATATTCCAAAATCGTGTAAATGCAACTCATTCAATTCTGAAAGTGTAGCCACATTATGCACTCCTATTGCTTGTATAAACGCCTCCCTTGCAGGCGAGTACTCTATAATATCAGATATTCTTAAAGATATTTTTTCGGCAGTTTCGGCTGTTAAAAATAATCCAGCCTGTAATATATGTCTTGTAGCTGTATTAGAATTAGCAGCTGCTATTTTTTGTATACCAACTAATGCGTTTTTATCAGGCGTGCTACCGTCTCTCGCTTCATTAAGGCCTGTAGCGTCTCGCATCATTTGCAAATAATAATTATACGTGCTTATTAACGAGCCTATTTTATTATTACCAGAACCAGATGCAATTTCTTGAATTGGCACTTTACCTGGGTTCATATCGCCATCAGACGTAAACGATCTTCCAATTACAGACCCTGTTTGAAAAAACATATTTAATGCTTCTTGCGGATTATAATTTGTTCCATTACCCAAATCTATTTCGGCAATACCATCAGCGTCTAAATAAACACCATCCGGCACCATGCGCGATAACACCTGTTGCAGCTTTAAATGCGTTAACTGAATCATATCTGCAAAACCAGTTACTCTGCTAACTAAAGATTCGACCTTACCGTTATATATTCTAGGGGCTACTATAGAATAATTTGTTCTAATTTTAGTAGAGTCACTTTTTGGACGCAGCATGTTTTCAGCAAGTTTCCAATCGAGCAGCATATTAGCGCCTGGAATATACGCGCCTTCATACAGTACTTCTATGTTTCTAGCTATTCTTTCAAATCTAGCCCTTGCGTCTATAGGTGGATTAAACGTTTCGTCTTTAATTATAATTTTTTCTGCGCCTGTTACAGTGCTTTTTACTTTATAAACTTCGTTGTGAAAGGTTTTATAATTAAAATATAACACATCCACAGTGTTAGCGTCTTGCCTATTTGTTTCTGTATTAAATTTATTATATATTCTATAGTTTGAATAACCTTTTGAGCCAAGCTGCTCTAGGTCCTCATTAGTTAAATTTGGAAACTGCTTTTTAAGTTCATTAACGGGTATTGTTTTTATTTCTCCAACATAATATATATCTTCAAAATAAGGTGATTCTGTAAAAGAATAAACTAAATTAGCGGGATCAACATAGCTAATTTTAATGCCTTCTGAATTATTATATTCAGTTTTAACACACGCAATACCTAATACAGCTAAATCATAATAAAAACGTTTTTTGGTGAGCTCGTATCTATTTTTTTCTAAAGTAACAGATATAGCTTGCTCCTCTGCTATTTCAATAGCCTGTTTATAATTAAGCTGCATGTGCAAAGCAAGTTCATCTTCATTTTGCGGTAACTCAGACACATTGCTTTCTCTTAAATTAATACCGAAGTTTTCAGCCGCAAAATCAGTAAGCTCTTTACTGCGAATATCATTAAGTATACTTTCCATATACTCAGTTCTTTTTTCGACGCCAAATGGATCTTGTGAATATGCGTTAACATCATATGTTCTTTGGGCCATGCCATTAACAACTATATCTACAAATTTTGGTATAATAGGCACAGGCTTCCAATCTAAATTAAGATAAGACAAATCTCCATTAATAGATAATTCGTCTTTATATTTTTGTACAGACTGCTCGCCGCGAGCATATAGTCTAAGTTTATGATAAGAATTCTGATTTATATAATATCTATTGCCAGAAGAATCTCTTTTAAACCATTCGCTTTCTATAGCACGAGCAACATCAAGACCATATTCTGGGCTTGCTTTTTTAATATCGCTAGCCGTTTGGCTTGGAAAATAACTTTTTACAACTGATTCAGCCATAATTTTTTATTAGTTTTGATTTTTGCCCTTCATTTTTATACCTTGCGATATTAAAGGATAATTTTAATTTTTGTCGTTCTTGGTTAGGAGCATACAAATGCCTGTTGCATGCCATAATAGCTAATCCCGAACTAATAGCGGCGTCGAATTTTGTTCTTTTATTTAGATCAAACTTAGCCCAATCATTAAGTGTGCCATTAAAATACATTTGACCGTAAGTTCCATCTTCTACTAATCCTACATATTTTTGTATATAGGATTCTATAGCGGCTGCATGAGCCTGCTTAATATCTTCACTTGAGTTAGGCATTCCGCCTATTTCTTTTTCAGTAACAGACAATTTATTAAATGCTTTATCAGGTCTGTTTATTGAAAACTTCCTATAGCCTCTGCGCTTTAAATAATATAATAATCTAGGTTTATTGTTTTCTGCGAGTATCGGCATACCGTAAAAATGTAATGCCATTAATACATCTTCAAAAAACATTTCAGCAGTTTGAGGCCGTGCAATATATTCAAGAAAAAACATATTCGCAGGGGCTTCTTCCATACTAAATTTAGTTAACCCGTGCAACGCGCCTTTAGATCCTTGCCCATCTGTTGTTCCTGATATATCATATGAGTCACAACCAAATGCGCCGACGTGCTCGTTTCCGGGGTACAACACCCCTCTTTTCTCTATTACGCGGTTTTGAAGATTTGTAGGCGGCACCCAACTTACTTTAAACCTGCCGTTTGGGTTTGGGGTGAATACAACACTGCTGTCCTTTATACCGTTTGCCCAACTAAAGCTACCTTGCGTTACACCTGCTGACGAATATATATCGTCGTTGTAATCTATTTGTTCGTATATTTTTGCAAGGTTAAATATGCTATTTTGTGTCTCGTCTCTAAAAGCATGCTCCTCCGTACGTGGAAACTGCCTGTACATTTCGTTTAAGGCATCCTGGTCTCCTTTTAAGCCATCAACTTCATTATTCCAATGATCTATGACTCCGACCTCAATAAGGTCTCTATACGGGCCTTCAATCGGCTTTTTCGGCGTATCAAAGACAGGGTTTCCAAAAGAATCAATGAATCCTTCGTAGTTCCATTCCATAGGTATGAACAAAGAATATAATCCTGAGCGAGTCTGTCCATTTGCGTTTCGCTTTGTAACGTCCGAATCATAATATAGTTTTTTAAAGTTTTCGCCACCTTTGTCTAAAGCATTGCTTGTAGACCCCATCAAACATTTACCAATAACCCGACTACCTAACCTTAGCGTTGTTTTTGTGACTCGCCAGTTGTTGAGGATGTTGTCCGGCCGTTCCCATTTGCCCGATTCGTCGTGTACGAGGAGTTTGAGTTTTTCGCCGTCATAGGAGTTGTCACCCGTGTTCTTCCAGTCGATTGTCGTGTCAAGTCCCTGCAGCTCTTCCCGCGTCTGCCCTGACTGTATAGATTTACGTGTGAGTTTTGAAGCGGGTACTCTATATGCAAGCTCGGTTTTGGGACGATCCATACCGTCTTGTATTGGTTTAAAAAAGAACGGGTAGTTAACGGATATTGGAACAACTTTATCTGTGAACATTTTCTTAGCGTCAGCTCCAGATTTGGAAAGTATGCCAAACCGTGAATCGGACGATATTGTTGCCATATTAACAGCTTCTGATGATGCCATAAATGAAAAGCCAGAGCGTCTGTTTTTGAGATAGCACATTCCATAACACCGTTGATCGGCTTTACATGCTTCCCAAAATATAAAGAATAATCTGTTTGCTTCTCTAAATTCAGGGGCCCCAACGTCAATCTTACTCCACTGCAAGTACATGTAATGAGTACCGGTAATATAAGTAGGCTTGTCCTTGTTATGGAACCAATGACCCTCATCGCGTCTTTTAAACTCTTCATCTATATATGGTTCCCATTGATCTTTAAATTCTTCTGGATAACTTTTCCAATCAAAGATAGTTTTTATTCTATTTAACTCTTTAGGGTATTCGCTTTTACCCCATTTATTTTTGCCTTTAGTAATCTTGGTTGGCATAGGAGGCAGTGCAATCTTTAAATTTTGTATGCTATACACATCGCCAATTTGCCCTGTCTTACTAATGACTACAACATCATTTTCTTTATCGTAGCCGTACTTCCATCGCTTTGCTTTGTTGTGACGTTTAAGCGTATTTATTTTAATCGGTTGAATAACCTCAAATAAAGTTTGCTCGTACATTATCTTGATCTTTTTTCCGCAAAGCCGCTAAATGCTTCTTTTTTTTCTTTTTTAGGCTTGTTTAGCAGTATTGATTTTTCTTCTTCTATTCTATTTAGAATTTCAAACGCATCAAATATTGCAAGCTTTTTAGTTGCTGCCGCATTCTTAAGCCTATCTGCAGAAACATCATCTTCTGTATTTGTTATGATTTTTTCTTCTGCAACATGTATAAGCTCATCAACCGCCTTGTAGCCAGCTCGGATTATATTCTGTTTCGTCTCCTTGATATTCATATTTAATAGAAATTGAATTGGTTAACACCCTATACATTCTTTCACCATCAACAACGAATTCATATTCGCTGCTAGGTGTAAAACCTACAAGGTCATTTTTATTAATACCGTTTTTCTGAAGCTCTCTGTCAACAAACTTTATTACACCCATCAAAGGCCTTTCAAAATTTGTGTCAAACTTATCTATTGATTCAATTGGCTTGACAAAACAATATCCTTTAGGTGCGCACCATTCTTTATTTCTTTTATAAAGAAATATTTGATCAGTGTCAACAAAATATTTATTTTCATTTAAAAACCCTGCTGAGTTTTTCTCGCGTCCCTTCATGTCATACCATCTCCTAAAGACATTGTGATGCAATATGACTTCATCACCTTTTTTAATATCTGTTTTCACTTCAACGGGCGTTTCAAGAACAACACCGTTTCTACTTACATATCTATGATCAGATATTTCGGTATTTAATATTAATTCTTTATTGCCTATAGATTTTTTATTATTGTATCTATCTTCTTTTGGGGCTATAATAAAATTAAATATACTTCGCATTAATATTCTAAGTTGTATTCTACAGCTATTCCCATGTTCTTATTAAAATCTTTCCATGGCAGCACATCGTTATTTTTTTTAATATATATACTATATTTATCGTCGACTTCAACTATATCACAAATAGTATGCCCTCCGTAGACCTCTTGACCCACGGAGTAATGCATAGCTTCATTTTTATAGTCTCTACCGATACTAATCTTCCTTATCAGATTCATCTTCTTCGGTTATTTCTTCGTAAGTCCCATCTTGAACATTGATAGATACTTTGCCATATGTTTCTTCAAGTTCGTCCTGGAGTTCTTTCAATCCATTCTGTAAATCAGAAGACTGATGTAATAAACCGTGCTTTTGAATTTCAATACTTCCTATTTGTGATTGGACTTGATTTAATTGCTTAATTAGTTCTTGTAGCTTTTCAAGCTCTTTCTTTTTAATTTTTGACATAATAATTTAATTTAATTGTGGTTAATGGTTATTCTTCGTTCTCTGTAGAGCTAGACGGAAGAAAAGATAATTCTTCTCCGGTCACCTCTACATTTGTTGGTGTAATTATTCTGTTAATATCTTCTTCAATAACAGAATTCATGTGCCCTACAGGATGCGCTGCTTGCGCCCATTCAATAACTTTAGCCTCGTTTAGATCCGCTAACGCTATAAATTCATCGCCTTCTTGAGGAGTGACTAATGGGCAAGCTCCGTGAAATATAGATGAATGACCTGAATCAGCATCTGTCCCCGTGTAGTTAAAATTAACGTGTGTGATTACATTTGACAATCCGTCTAACGTGGGTGCTTTTTTCATAGCCGTAATCGCCCACTCGTAACTCATATTCATAATTTATAATTTATTGGTTATATATATGTTAAATAATCACTTGTTTTAATAATTATCTAAACTTCTAAAAAATAAACTCTCATAGTTCCCATGTTACTACCATACGCGCCATACGTAAAATAAAACAACGCATTACCACTTTGTGTTGTAATGTGGGTCCACTCAGGGCTTCTCAGCCAAAAGTTTTTATTTGGATTACCAGAACTACTAGTTTCAGCGTATACGTGCATACCGCTAAAAGGGCTTGATGTTAAACCAGTACTTCCAGAAGGAGTTCCGTTGCTTCTTCCAACCCATCTTCCGTAAGAACCTGTGTTAGTTCCAATGCTACCAAACGTTGTTGTTGTGTAACTACTTGAATTGTTTGTACTTGTTTCCCAGTTTCCATTTGAGGTAAAATCTGGGTTTAATTGTAATGCGCTAAACGTACTACCTCCAAAACCAGTAACCATTGCTTGCCATTGATTGCCGCTTCCAAAAAAATTTCCATACCAAGGCATCATTATGGTATCTAGCTGGAAGTCGCCTCTGAAGCTAGTTCCTGAAACGTAATGAAATACAGCTCTGACCGTTTTACCTTTAAAAGCATTAACGTTTATTGATACAGTTGTTGGTGTAGCTGAAGATGATGTGTGTTGCTGGCCGGTTATTGTTTGGAGTAACGTTAAAGCACTAACATCGTGATCATATCCTCTAAATTCACCCATACCATGAGGCGTAGAGCCATCTGGTTTAGAAGATGATGCAGAGTTAATAGCGTCAAATCCACCCGCGCCTGTGCTCATGTTTCTTAAACTAATTGGTGTAGGATAGCTAAACGTGTCCCAGTTAGTACCTGATTGGTTTGGATTTGGTATTGTATTGCTGTAGTCATTTAAATGTATTTCTTTAGCAATACCATATAAAGAAACAGAGCCAGAACTAGGAACCGCCATTGATTATAGATTTAAGTTCATCAATTTGTTTTTGCTGTTCTTGAACTGCCCCTATCAAAGTTGAAACAAGATGCTCGTAGTCAACTTGTTTATATAATGTATCATCATCATCTGAAAGTCTTGTATTCTCTCTTACTACTTCAGGAACAACTTTTTCAACATCTTGTGCTATAAGCCCAATTTCTTTTTTACCATCTCTACTACCATCTTTCCAAGAGTATTCTACAGGCTCAAGTTTAAGTATTTTGTCTAAGTTGTCTGTAGTTGGCTTTATGTCTGTTTTTAATCTTTTATCTGAAAAACTATAATATGCAATAACATCACTAGCAGCGTATACATCACCAGTTCCTAATACTCTAAATATTACGTTACCTGTGCCTGTAGTATTGTTACCTATTTCAAATTTTTCGTCTGTGTTATTGTTATTACTGTCAATATTTATTCTTAAATGGTGATAAGAGTTTATAGTCATATCATCTCCATAGCTATCTCCGTAAGTAGATCTTATAGAGTGGTGTGTGTTCGTTCCATAACTATCAGAATCCCAGGTAAAATATATACCACCCATTCTGTATATATTAGAATATTGACCATTTACAGATCTACCATAGAAATGTCCACGTGCTGTAACATTTGTTGATATATCAGCACTACCACTAACATATAATGCTTCTGTACTAGGAGATGTAGCAGATTCACCTTGCCCAATAGATAATGATGTAGCAACAGTTAGTCTACCATTAGTAGTTAATGACATTGCACCTTGTGCATCAGTATGAGAATTATCTCCCCA